CGCCTGCTGCTCTGCGGCAAGCACAGCGTTTTCCCAACCGGCGATTTGCAGCAGCGCTTCAAAACGGCCTTTAGCTTTCTAGAACTCATTGGACGAGTCGATGGCGCCAAGGTTAAGGCTTTGAATAGCCACTCCAATTTCTTTTTGGAAATGCTTCCAGCCGTCCGTAAGGAACAGGCTACGGCAATCCTCAAAGAACTTCTGATCTTCACTGCTCATTTACTTTCTCCTTAGTGGTGCTGCGACGGGTGGTTGCTTGTGGAGCCGACATTAGCTTGTCAACTTTTTCCTCAATAGCATCTAAGCGTCTGAACACCTCCTGAAGGTAGGAAGTAGTGTTCGTAACTAATTCGTCATACTTAGCTTGGTAAACAAGTGACATGGTTGTCTCCGTGAGGCCAGTCTTTATAGGTACTTCAAAGATAGACTATATCTTATCATATTTTGAACTAAATGTCAAGCCTTATTTCTTGCTTTTGGTTCCGCTGCACTTCCAGCGCTTGCGGCTAAGGCGTAGCGGGCTGTTTGGGTCTTTGGCTGCTTTGGGGTGATCGCGCATTTGTCCAGCGCTACGTGCGCAGTACGCGTCACCTTTGGACGTGCCGGGGCGCACACGCGGCCCACCGCCTTTGGCCTGCCCCGCTTGCCCATACGACACTTTGCGTCCACTAGCGGTAATCTTGACCTTCGCCTTGCCTTTGGCGGGCGTACGTTTATTTGGCATTGCGCTTCCTCCTGCGACCAGAGGCCGTCACGGCGTGCTTAATAGGCTTGCTGCTGGTTTTACGTTTGGTAGACGATCGCTTTTCAGCAGCAGTCATTTTGTCTGCCACGGCCTTCGGGCGACATGACGGGTACGGGCGCTTCTTTTTGTCTTTGCCAGAACGGCCACACTTCTCGCCGGTCTTAAGATCACGCCAGTCTTCCTTAAACCATTTAGTCAAACCGCCCTTAGGCTTGTTAGGCATAGGTGCCTCCTCGCTTTTTGTACTCTTTGGTTAACCAGCCGCTAGCATACGCGGACGGCCAAACGTCAAACTTACGCTTAGCCTCTGCCTTAACCTTTGCGTACAGCGCTTTGTTCTTTGGCGTAGGGCCTGACTTCTTAGTAGCTGCCACGCTTCATGCTCCGCGTGGTACGCTTAGCTTTGGTGCGGGATGCTGCGCCAGCACGCTTCAAACACTTACCGGCTTTCTTGCACTTAGCGGGGGACGGACAGGATGCACAGGGTTTCATTATCTAACTCCTAGTGTGGGTCGTAATGGTTAATGTAGCTATACAGCTACGGGTAGGTTGTAATTCCATACAGTGCCGGGAAGACAGGCGCTATTGGTTTCCAGGTGCCGGTCGCTGAGTCCCACGCTAACACGTCACCGTCGTTTGGCACAGCGTTTGACACATCGCACAGCTCTTGCAACTTCTTGGTAGTAGAGGGGCGTACAAATATCGTGCCTTGGTTTTGATGTGAGCGCGTTACGGCAGCAACAAGCACGGGGCAGTTAGGCTTTGCGGGCTCTACGTTAGTTAGCGCTCCAGGCGTCGTAACGGATAGCCATAAAAGGTCTCCCTCGTTAAACGCTAACGTATTAATATTACGTATCTTACCGAAAGACGTAACGTAACCAAACTGGTTATTGCTAAAATCTTGATCCGCTACGCCAATAATCCACTCTTGCCTAAAGCCAGGAACCGTAACGTCAGCTTTGCGAATTAACAAATGGTCGCCTTGAGCGCCAGCAAACATAACAACTTCGCCTTTGCTAATTGCTTCGTTTGCTTTGGCGTAAAACAACTGCTCTTGCCCAAGGTGTAGCGTTACGTCTTCACTAAGCGGAAAGTCAACGGTGCCTTCAATATTGTCCCATACCGCAGGGCCAGCCATGCCTTCAAGGTAGATGGACGTAGCCTTGTTACCCTGCCCTATAACGTACGTATTGCCCTCAGAGGCCACAGAAAGCTCGCTGAGCGGCCCTACGTCTACCTCGCTACCATCCGTAAGGGTAAAGACTAACGAGCCGTCAGCGGCAATATAGGCGCTCTCAACGCCTACACCGTCTTTACCGTCAGCGCCAGCAGCTCCGTCTGCGCCTTGCGGACCTTGAGGCCCTTGCGGCCCGGGCGGACCTTTAGCGCCTTGCGGCCCGGGCGAACCTTTAGGTCCTTGTGGCCCAGCCGGTCCTGGCACACCTTGCGGGCCTTGCGGCCCTTCAAGTTTTTTTACTTGCTTAACTTCTTGCTTAACATTATTAAGCAGAGCTAAGACAGCTAGATCGGAAGCCATTACGCTACTCCTGTCCTGGCTGCATCCCACCGCCCATTTCGGTTAGCTGACGAATCAGCTCCGCCTCTGCTCGCGCTTTAGCCATTTCAGCTTCGCTGTTCTGCTTGCCCCGCAACTCTTGCTCTTTAAGCAGCAGCTCAGCCATCTTAACGCGGCGCTCAAAGTCTTTGTCTGCTACGCCGTCGTTGTTTTGGTCGCTGTACTTAAGCGTAAGCTCCGTGGGTGCGAGCTGCGTTTCCGTGTTGTACTTGTTGGCACGGGACTGCGACTCAGCGGCCTGTGCTTGGAGTAGCTGCACTTGGCCTTGAAGCACGGCCATTTGCGCTTGTTGTTGCGCCATAGCCATCTGCTGCGCTTCTGGGTTCGGGGCAGCGCCGGCTTCAATAGCAGCAATCAACTCGTCACGGTTCGTAACGTTAAGATGGTCGATGATGCCCTTAATGATGGCGCCATGTGCAGGCGACTCAGGCGGAACCACTTGCAGGATTTGTGCAAGCTGTGCCACTTCATACTCACGAGCCATAGCACCAAGGGAGCTGAAGGGAACAAACTTGTAATCCCGAACAGGATAGTTCTCAGGATCAAACTGCATGTAGCGATGCGCTGCTTTGCGCACAAAGGGAATCAAGAAGTTCTCTTGGAAGTTCACTAGCGTGCGCTTCTGACGCTTGACAATAGCGCCTTGCGTCATGGACATACCGGCAGCGGTGACATCGTTCTGAACCATGCCCGCGTTTGCTTCAGCAGCGCCGGTAGCTTGGCTAACCATTTGCTGTAGCTGTGCGCCCTGCGCAAAGGTTACTTGGTCAAGTTGTCCAAACTTAAAGGGCAGCAGCGCATCGGCAGGAGAGCCGTTCGTCAGCAGCATACGCCCCGGTCTAACTTCAAGCTTGTGGCCTCGCGGAATGCGCGTTGCGTCCACGGCCATCATGGGGTGCGTAGTAAGGGCGAGGGCGTCGATGCGTGCACGAAGCTCGGCGTCCAGCGCTTTTTGTGACATATAAGCTTTTTCGCATACACCCCGCCCCCAGAACATGCTCGGTACAATATCCCATTGGAACGCCACGACAGGGCGATCTTGGCACATGTAGGGTGACGGAATGGCTTTGAGCAGCGTGCCTTCGTTTGCAATTACAATCACAGCTTCAACGTAGCTGCCCTTCTCGGCAATCTCGTCTTCCGACACGCCCTCTGCCAGCAGCAGGTCACGAGGCACTTTGCCATAGTATTTGGTTAGCCGTACGCGATCTTGTGCGTGGCTGTCAATGTACGGATCAGGCTCAATCTCTTCGTCTGCTGCCGCCGTGCCAACGTACACGTCGTCACGATACACACCAGACTCTTGCAGCTCTTGGACAATGTGCTGCGACACATACTCGTCAATAGCGCAGCCAAGCGCATCGTCAACGCACGTGGCGTTAGGGTCGATGAGGAAGTTGCGCGGCTGCACCGGATTGATTTTGACGATAGGCCGATACACTTCATTAACACCTACCTCTTGCATGTCGCCGTCAAGCAGCGGGCGCGTGGCAGGCTTGTACTCTTTCATTTCCTCCACAACTACTTCGCCAATGCCCGTGCCAAACACAGCAGCATTGACAAGCACTTCGGCTACAGCGGAGCGAATGCGCGCAATGCCAAAGTCTTCGTGTAGCTTAGAGCGCAGATAAGCAATGTCGCGAGGGTCTTGATCGTTAAAGTCGTCTTTGATGTCGAAGAGCTTCCCACGACCAAACGTAGCCTCTTCAACTTCCGCAACGTTAGACTCTACCGCCTGAGCCGTAGCGGGGGCGATGAGCTTTGAACGCTCAGAGCTGCGCTCCACATCCTCAGCGGACCACTGCCCACGGTAGATGCGCATGTATTCTTCGTGACGCTCAGCGTAATTGCTTTCGTAAAAGTCACGCCATTTGTTACAACGGCTCACCACCCAGTCGGCAAGGTCTTGCTCTGTGCCGAAAGTAGTGTCTTGCATAAAGATTGCTTCGCTCATTGTGTGTCCCTTTATAGTTTAAGCGTTACGGCTCAAGCTAATAGCCCGCTACGGCGTCATAAGGTTCGTATTCGTCTTCAACATCTATGTTAGCCATGTAAGGCACAACAGCCATTTGGTCTACGTAGCTTAAGGCGTCAAGCAAGTCGTCATGCACTAGCTGCGACGGGAATGCTGAAGCCTCATCAACTAGCGCTGTGTTCCAAGCGCCGTGCTTAAAGCGAATGCGCTTATGCTCTAAGCGGCCTTGTAGTGCCCACAAGATTCTGTCTTGCTTCTTCTGATTGCCGTGGCTTAGCAGCTCTACACGAAACACACGTGCCGTGCGGCGCATTAGGTCGCTGAGCGGCCCCATAACGGCCTGCTGAGCGATTCCTTTCTCGACCCCTACAGCCGGTGGGCGGTATTCCTCAACGGCCTTGAAGATGCGCTCTGCGGTTTCGTCAAGCGTCCAGCGACCAAACTGTATATCTTCAACCCACCACACGCCATTCTCGTCTACAAAAACAACAGCAATGGCACTATTGTCTCGCCGCTTCGTCTTGTTGCCTCTATCGCTTTCAAAGCCTGCCAAGTCAACTGCGATATAATAGTCTCCCGGCAGCTCTTGTGGCTTTTCGTCATAGTACATGAATTCGTCAGCATCAAAGAACTCCGAGCCCTGAGCGTCAAAGCTAGCCATGTACTCTTGGTTGAAAGCCCAGCGGGGCAGCGTAGCTTCCGCGTGGTCAATCTCTTTGCTATCAAGGAACGGATTGTCCCGTGACGTAAACTGCCACGCAGACCAATCGTCCCACGCCCCGGAGTAGC